AAGATGAAGTTGATGAGGACTTAGAGGACTCAGAGCAACAGCCCGGAGAAATAGGTGGAGGCACCGATGCAGACCTTTGAGAGTCGTACCCTTAGCGCAGATCTCCAACATCGAGCAGAAGGTGATGGCCGGACAATCTATGGCATCGCTGTTCCTTACGATGTGGAAATGAGAGTCACTAGCGATACCACCGAGGTCTTTCGTCAAGGCGCCTTTGCCGATGTCGTGCGAGCGCCGCACCGGGTCAAGTTGCTTCGTGGACATGATGCCAAGGCCTATCCGCTAGGCCGTGCGACTTTGCTTCGTGAGACCGATAAGGGTCTTTATGCGGAGTTCAAGATCAGCAAGACTCGCGAAGGTGATGAAGCGCTTGAACTTATCAAAGATGGAGCACTCGATCAGCTCTCCATCGGCTTTATGCCTCTCAAGAATCGCAAGCGTCCAGATGGCGTCATCGAGCGCATCAAGGCACATCTTGCCGAAGTCTCGCTTGTGACCTTTGGAGCTTATGGAGACTTTGCCATGGTCACAGGCACAAGAGCCGAAGATCGGGCATCGACTCCACGTCTTGATGCAGCCAAAGAGATCTTGGCAAAGTTGAGAAAGTAATGCCGTACTCCATCGTCAATGACCATCCCGAATGTGACGGCTTTGCTGTCATCAAGGATGATGGTCGCGAACTTATGGGCTGTCATCGAACAGAGGCTCAGGCTCAAGACCAATTGACGGCCATCAACATCGCCGAATATGGCGAAGAGCGTCAAGAAATAGATGAAACACGGATTGAGAAGGCAAGAGAGATCTTGCTCTCGATCAAGAAAAAAGATATAGAATAGGCACGTTGGAGATCACCCCGACACGTTGAGCAACACCTCGCTATTGCGACACCTTGCTCAGATTGGCGATCGGCACCATCTCGTCAATCAATCAACCCTTCCGAAAATGGAGAAAACAATGGCAAACGCCTTCCTTGATTCTCTTCGCGAAAAGCGAGAGAGCAAGACATCGATGGTCGAAGCGATCATCAATCGTGCAGCCGATGAGCTACGCGATGTCTCCGAGGTTGAGCTCGCAAATGTCGAGGCTCTCAATCTCGAAATCAAGAAGCTCGATGAGAGAATCGAACAGATCTCTGACATCGAACTTCGCAACGCAAAGGCAGCAGAGTTGGCCGCTAAGGTCGATTCCGCTAAGCCTGCAACAGAAAAGCGTGAGACTTCCATGGTCAAGGTAGTTCGCGAGGAGCTCACCTATTCCGAGCGCACCGCAGATAGCTTCCTTTCAGACGCAATCAACGCACACCTTCGCCGTGATCCAGATGCAGAAGAGCGCATCGCACGTCACCAGAGGGAAATGGCAGTTGAGAAGCGAGCAGCATCCACCGGATCGTTCGCTGGTCTCGTCGTTCCACAATACCTTGTCGATCTCTACGCACCGCTTTCACGCGCTGGCCGTCCGTTCGCAGACGCAGCTCGTAAGCATGCGCTTCCGGCTCAAGGTATGTCGGTAGTCATCAGCCGTATCACAACCGGTACAGCCGTTGCGTATCAGACTTCACAGAACGACACCGCAATCAGCCAAGATCCAGATGACACAACTCTGACCGTCGATGTCAATACCATCGCTGGCCAGAACTCGGTCTCGAAGCAAGCGCTACTCCGTGGCTACAACATCGAGAACATCGTCCTCAGCGATCTCATCCGTGCGTATCACACACAGCTCGACGATTCCATCCTCAACGGATCCGGCACCAATGGCCGTCCTTTGGGCTTGAATGGTCTCACCACCGGTATCGTTGTCACTTACACCGCTACCACCGGAACCGTTGCTGGTCTATTCCCGAAGATTGCAGATGCAATCGGTCAGGTTCAATCGACCATCTACGCAAATCCAAACGCAATCATCATGCACCCACGACGCCTTGCATTCTTCTTGGCTGGCGTTGATTCCCAGAACCGTCCATTGGTTGTGCCACAGGCCTACAACCCACAGAACGCGATGGGTACCGGTGCTGGTGTTCCTGCCTATGGAAACTCCGGTTACTCGATCCTTGGCCTTCCGGTCATCGTCGATGCAAACGTCACAACGACCGCATCAACAGATCAGGATCGAATCTACGTCGTAGATCTCAACGAGTGCCACCTCTGGGAAGAGGCGAACTCGCCAACCTACGTCAAGTTCGAAGAGCCAAATGGCAAGGTTGCACTCAATATCGTTATGTTCGGTATGAGCGCCTTCACCGCTCTCCGTTACCCCGGCGCGATTGCTCGCATCCAAGGTACCGGACTCGCAGCGCCTAGCTTCTAGTGCGCAATCGTTCCCGGCGAGGTTCCCTTTCCCTCGCCGGGAACGTTATACCCATGATCGGCTGGATTGGGCGATCATGTTCCTAGTCCCAAACGTGAAAGTTCGAGAAAGTCGATCATGGCTATAACTAACGGCTACGCAACACTCACAGAGATCAAAGCCTTTCTCAGCATCCCGGTATCAGATACCGCAGACGATACGCTTCTTGAGAGCCTTATAGAATCCGCATCTCGAAGCATTGATCGCATCGCTAACCGTCGCTTTTATCTTGACTCCGTAGCAAGCGCTCGACTCTATCGCGCTTATTCAGATGTATTCGTTTACACCGATGACATCGGCACATCCTCAAGCCTTGTCGTGGCCATTGATGAATCAGGCAACGGTACTTTCACGACAACCCTTACGCTCAATCAAGACTTCTTGCTTGATCCTTTGACCGCAGCATCCAAAGGCCGTCCATTCACACAGCTCACGATGGTCTCTAACACGACTAGCTTTCCAATCTTTCCGGGTCTATTCAGTAACGGACTCCGCCCCGGCGTACAAGTCACCGCACGATGGGGATGGCCGTCGGTGCCAGACGATATAACGACAGCATGTCTCATCCTCACCGCAGATCTCTACAAGCGCAAAGATGCTCCCGGCGGTGTCCTTGGTCTCGGTGATCTTGGCGCGATTCGGATGTCTCCGCTTGGCCGTGATGTGACCGCCATGGTTCGTGCATACAGAAAAGAGACTTTGGCGTGATCCCTTCAACAGTTCGTACCAATATGAAAACGGCTTTGCAGGCTGTTACCGGACTTCGCGTATTGGACACGTTGCCAGATAGTGCCAACATCCCTACTAATGGCGCTTTGGCCGTTGTAGGCATGTTAGATATTACTTATGACTTTACGCTCAATCGTGGCTTCGATAGTGCCACGCTAAGTGTTCTCGTGATTGTCGGTCGCATGAGCGAATCGGCAGCACAGAATCGGCTTGATGGCTACCTGCAATCAACCGGTAATACTTCTTCGATCAAGGCCGCAATCGAAGCAGATAAGACATTAGGCGGCGCCGTTCAGACTTTGCGTGTTACGCAAGCGGTGAGCGGTACAATTACGGTCGCAAATATCGATTACCTCAGTTATCGATATGAAGTGACCTTGATAGGCTAAGGAGAAAGAAACTCATGGCAATCTTCATGGGAAACAAAGTGGCGGTTGTCGTCGGCACCACTAACACGATTACGGATCACGTTTCAACCGTGAGCCTCAGCCGTGAGTTGGACGTCGTAGACATTACCGCTATGAACGACACGGTGGCTAACGCCATCACAGGAGTCGAGCGCTCAACCCTCAACCTTGAGCTCTACAACGACTTTGCAGCAAATTCCGTGAACGCTCTCTTTGAGGATGCTCTCGGTACCAAGCTGAATATCCGTCTCATTCCGGTATCAGGCACCGTAACGGCTACAAATCCGTCCTACACGATGTCCTGCCTCATCTCGAATTGGACACCGATCAATGGATCCGTGGATGGCGTCGCTTCTGTGAGCGCATCCTTCCCGGTAACAGCGATCACCAAGTCAAACTCATAACTTCATAAGGGGACTTTATGCACCAAATCAAGATCACCAAAAAAGATGGTCAGGAGCTCATCTACGACCTTACGCCTAGCGTCCGGGTAGCCTTTGAGAGTCACTTCAAGGCAGGATGGCGCAAGAGGCTCGTAGAGTTTCAGATGGACTCGGATCTTTGGTATCTTGCTTGGCTTTGCGAAAGCAAGGCTAACAAGACTACATCCGAGTTCGGTGATGCCTATATCGATCAATTCGAAGATATTGACATCATCCTCGATGCAAAAAATGGATAGACCGCAAGGGAGACATCTACGAGATCGCGTCCCTTGCGGTACTAACCGGCATTGCGCCTAACGCTTTACTAGAGTGCGATCCGGCTATCTATACCGCGATCAAGTCGATTCTCCAAGAGAGAGCGATCAACACTAAGCGAGCAGCCGTAAGGAGGCGATGAGATGGCCTTACAAGGCGCAATTCGCCTCGATGATTACGACAAGCTTCTCAAGGATCTCAAAGCCATTAGCCCGGAGTTGCGCAAGGACTTTACTAAGGCGCTCAACCGTGCCGTATTACCGGCCAGAGATGCGGCTCGATCCTTCGTCCCGGGTGACAATCCGCTTCGTAATTGGCGCCAGAAAGAACCGACCTATACAAGCCTTTCATGGGCAAACGACTTTGAGCATCGTGGCCGTGATTCTGCCTATCGCTGGAAATGGGTGCCATCCTTGGTCAGAAAAGGCATCAAGATCAGCCGGACTCGCTTTGCCACAGGCCGTGAATTAGGTGCCAAGATTGAGACGACAGCCATCTCACTCATCAATAGCGAGGCTCCCGGCATCATCTATGAATTGGCTGGATCTGGTAAGCAAACGTCCGTCAGGCGTACACAGCGCGTCAGCCGTAATCCCAATGCTCGCGAGGACTTCGTGAAGGCATTGGCCGTCCGTCGAGGCAATCCACGCCGGTTGGTTTATCGAGCAGCCGAGGTACATGGCCCGAAGGTCATCAAAGAAGTCGAGCACGTCCTAGAAACACGGCTCTTCAAGTTCGTTAGGGGAGTCAGGTAATGGCATCAACAAGGAACGTCGTCGTCAATTTCGTCACCAAGCTTTCTGGCCGTGGCATCGACAATTTCAGCAAGCAAAGTCGAGGACTTGATAAGTCACTAGGACTTCTTCAAAAGCGTCTTGTCGCGCTTGTCAGCTTTGGCGCCTTCTTTCGCTTTATCAAAAACAGTACCAAAGCCTTTGCAGAAGAGACCGGTGAAGTCAGACAACTCCAACTAGCGCTCAACAACCTTGGTCTGGCGTATAGCTCGCTAACGATTGAAAACACCATCGAGCAATTGCAACGGCTCACCGCTGTTTCTGACGGTGAACTTCGTCCGGCACTTGCTCAACTTGTCCGGCAAACGGCAGACGTTACCAAGGCAACCGAACTATTAGAGCTGGCCATCAATGTAAGTCTTGGCAGCGGTAAGTCGCTTTCAACTGTCTCTAGGGCATTAGGTCGAGCCTATGATGGTCAGACAACCGCGCTTCGACGTCTTGATGCTGGTCTTTCGGCAGCCGCTATGACATCCAAAGACTTCAACGTTATTCAAGCCGAATTAGAGGATAAGTTCGGCGGTGCAGCTGCCGCAGATCTAGACACCTATGCCGGAAAGATGCGAGCGCTATCGGTTGCATCTGACGAGGCGCGTGAAGCCATTGGAGAAGGTGTCGTCAAGGGGATCGAAGCTCTTGGCCGTGGAGATTTCCAGCAAGGTCTTTCAGATATTGTTACCTTGGCAGAGAAGATTGGTCGAGGCTTTGAGCTTGCTGGCCGTGGAGTAGCACGACTTCGAGCCTTTCTTGCAGCACCTATCGGCAGACTTGGCGATCAGGCAGCTCTCACCGGTCAATTCTTGTCTAAGGACATAGCGCTCGATGCAGCCGAACGGAAGGCGCAGATCGCAGATGTCGATCGTCGTTACAAGTTAGAGCGTCAAGCACTCATTGACCTTGCTCGTCAAAAAGAAAAAGAGCGAGCCAAGGAAAGAGCCGAAGATCGTCGCAAGAAGGCGGTCAAGGACGCAGAAAAGCGTCAGGATGAAATCAAGAAGCGTCTTGAAGAAAAGTTTGACATCGACGCCATCAACCTTCAAGCCGCTTTGAGCCGTCAGTTATCGGACGAGGATAAGGCTCGCGTGAAGGCGCTACAAGCCATCCGAACGGAGACCGCACAGGATGACGAGGCTTCACTCAACCGTCTTATTGAACTAGAGCGCAAGCGCACTCAAGACTCCCTATTCGGTAGCTCTCTGGTCAAGACTCAACGCCTCGCAGATCTTGAGGCTGAATTGCAGGCGCTTCTCAAGCTCGCAAGCGCTCGCATCGGCTCTATCACCGGATCAACGCCATCGACCGGCGTAGCGACACCTTCTTTGACCGGAGAAGCGGCACTTGAGGCCTATAACCTAGGAGCTCGTAATCTTGGCGTGGCTGGCGGTGCGGCTTTCTTGGACTTCCTCTTCTCAGGCGAGACAATCAATCCGACCGGCGTGGCACCTTTGAACGCAACCGCACCGGCTGGCGGTGGTGGCGTGGTCGTTATTCAGAATATCCAAGGGAGCGTTGTCACCGAACAAGAGCTCTTTGACAAGTTCCAAGACGAGCTCTTCCGATCGAACCGAGCCGGTATCCCGGGTCAGCTTGAATTGCTAGGTCGCTAATGGCTGGCGCGGTATTCAGCTGCAAGATCGACTTCTCTAACGGAGCAACCTTCGACCCGGCACTCATATTGGACGATCCTTCGACTCCATTAGATTCTTCGATTCTTGGAACCGCAGCATCAGACATTCTTGACGTAACGCCTTATGTCATCTTCGCTCGCATTCGTCGCGCCTATAACCGAACGGCAGATAGTTTCTTTGCTGGAACGGCTCAAGTGAGGCTTGTCGATGAAGCCGGTATCTTTAACCCGGCCAATACCGGCGGTGCTAACTACGGCAAGATCCTTCCGATGCGAAAGATTCGCTTTGAAGGTACCTATAACGGCATCACCTACGCCTTGGGATCTATGTACATCCAAGAATGGAAATATACGTCTCCGACCGGTTATGACCCGGCTTTCGTAGATCTCTCATGCGTTGATGGTTTCCAGCTTCTCAATCTGACTACCATCGCAAACGTATCCGGTGGCACAGCGGGACAGACCACGGCTCAGCGCATCACAAGCATCTTGGACGCTGGTAATTGGCCAGCCATGCGCAATATCTCGACCACGACGACAACAACCGTGCAGGCCGACAATGGCACATCCCGATCCCTTCTCGCAGCCTGCCAGACGGTCGAACAGACCGAAATGGGCGCCTTTTACATGGACGAGAATGGCTTTGCTAACTTCAAGAGCCGAAATGACATCATTACGGCTTCCGGTGGCACTCCATACATCTTCACGGACGTCAATTCGACAAGCGCAATCACCTATCAAACCGTAGCCTTTGACCTTTCCGATACCGGTCTCATCAATCGAGTCAGCGTGACCCGAGCCGGTGGAACGACGCAGACCGTCACAGATACCACGTCCATTGACCAATACTTCGAGCATAGCCGTATCCGTACCGGCATCATGCAGACCGACGCAGATGCCCTCGATCAAGCAAATCTCATCTTGGCAAGCCGTAAGGAAGTCGGAACCGATCTGACGCTTCAATCCATCACCCTTGATCTCTTCTCTGACCAAGATCCGAACCGTGTTGTGGCAGGTCTCGACATGGACATCTTCTCGCCTGTCCAAGTCACTCAGACTTTGCCCAATGGCAACGCGGTCAGTAATACCGTGGTGGCCGGTGTCGGGTATGACATCACTCCACGCAGTTTTACGGCTACTTTCACAACAGCACAGCCTTTCGCGATAGGATTCGTGCTAGATTCCAGCGTCGATGGCGTACTCGATCAGGACATCTTGAGCTACTAGGAGAAGAGATGACGTTTCCAGCACAGAGTTTCACGACCGGTCAGGTACTTACGGCCGCGCAGATGAACGAGATCTCTACCGAGATCAATGACCTTTGGCGCCTTACTTTCCGGGCTGTCACCGGCACTTCTGACACTCTGGCTTTGGCAGATTCATATAACAAGATTGTTACCTATTCCAACACCGGTACAACGACCATCACCATTCCGAACTCATCAAGCGTGGCGTTCACTACCGGTTCAATCGTCAATATCCTCAAGACAGGGGCAACCGGTACAGTATCCATCGTGCAAGGTTCAGGGGTGACTATCTCTAGCGCAGGAGCAAGTGCGACCAATCCGGTCATTACATCCGTCGCCGGAGCTGCATCAATTATCAAGACCGGAGGCGATTCATTCACTATCGTAGGTCGTATCGCCTAACATGAACATTCTTGGGATCATAGCCTCAGCCGCAGGCAAAGCCGGTAAGACGCCTACGACTCCGACCGGTTATCTTGCAAGAAATTCAAACACGCTCGAAACTATCAAAGAATTTCCCTTTGCGACGGAGACTTATTCAAATCTAAGTCTGAGTATCAAAGTGTGGGGCAATATAGGCGCGCCCTTTGCGGATAGCGCCTCAGGTGGTTATCTACCGGGAACCGGCGCGTCATCCGGCACAGACACAGCAAGTCAAGGCCGAAACACGGTCAAGTTCAATTTCCAAACAAAAACATATTCTTTTATTACTCAACAATTGACCTTTGATCAATATGCAGCCGGAGCAACAACTAATAACGGCGTTGCTGGTTATGTCATCGGTGGTTCAATTCCACCGAGTTATTCTGGTGGCGTTTCGACAATCAACAAGATGCCATATTCGACGGAAACACCTGCAAGCATTAGCGCAACTCTAGGAACACCACGAGCTACGACAAATGGTGTGCAAAACGGAAGTACGGCTGGCTATGTGATGGGTGGTAGTCCGAATCAAGGTGCAACTGTCAACACGACAATCAATAAGATCGCGTATTCAAATGACACAGAAAGCACTTTGAGTGCAGCTCTTGGTACACGAACGGCAGCGCGTGGAGCCGGGGTCTATGGCGGTGTTTCTGGATTTACTCTAGGCGGCTATACCAATCCGGGCGATATTGCAACGGTTCAACGGCTCACCTTCTCGAATGAAACAACAGATCAGCCAACTAGCCTTGTCAATGCGATGCGTGAAAATTCAACAATCTATCAGGAAACAACGGCTGCGTATAACAATCCCGGCACGGGAGGATCAACTATCACGCAAAAATTGACTTATAGTACTTTTACTTTGTCGAGTTTGGCCTTCGGTGATGGTTACGATTACACGATGTCTTTGGGTTCGGATCAGGGGACGGTCTAACGATGGAACTAATGCCGCACGAGGATAAGTTTCCTCAAATGCTAGATCTGTTCACGCCGGATATTGTGAACAAATTTGCGAACGTCATTCAAGCGCGGTCAAGTTATCAATTACAGCACTTCGTCGTGAATCAACATGACACCGATCCCATGCGCTACATGCAAACTTTGCTCGAGATTCAGAGTATTTATTACACCGTCAAAAACTTCTTGCTAGAATGTGAAAAAATTAGAATAAGAATCAAGCGGCTCAAAGCGACCGGTGATGAACTAGATGCCATTCAAGCCGAACAAGAAGCTCTATCTTTAGAACAATTACAAGTAGCCTCAATCGGAACGTATCGGGAACTCAAGGAACTTTTACAGATTCTTGAGACTTTTCCCGAATACACTCGCGAAGAGATTGAAGCAAATCAGGCCGAATATTGGCACAAGCGCATGTATCGTCAGATTGAAGTTGATAAGACAGGCGGTAATTCGCAACTTGGAAGCCATCTAAATTCTTTGATTCAGATGGGTGAACTCAAGTATGAGGCACCGCCAAGAGATGCGACATTGGAATTTCGAAAGGTAGAGGATTGATGAGATATTTCTCGTATCAAAAGAAATGGCAAGATGGCGAAGGTTCGCACCCTTGCGAGTATTTGCTTACTCTTGGCACAATTGCCGAGCCTGCTTTCGACGACGGCGGTTATCCCGGCCAAGAATGTTACGGATACCTTATTTCGGGAGAGTTTGATGATTTCTCAAAGGCCGAGTGGAAGATAGTCGAAATTACGAGAGCTGAATTTTTAGACGCTGCCAAAGCCTTTGAAGATAGCGCTTATTACTTGCAAGACGGCCGCGTGGCATGGGTAGCCGGAGGCATGAGTGCTCCGCAGCCATAACGGATGGCCAGCCAGCCAAGATCGCAAAGCGATTCGGATCGAAAGCTATCGAATTCCCGGCACTCGCATCTCTTTAGCTTGTGCTAAGGCCGTAGCTCCTATCTTGGTCAATTTCGCCAGCGACTTTCACACCATGGTCGAACCGATTGATAAGGGTCAGCTAGACGATTGGGGTTACGCCTTTCGTCCTATCCGTGGCACGACGGTTCACTTGAGCAATCACGCCTCTGGAACGGCCATCGATCTCAATGCTCTCAAACATCCTCTGGGCGCTTCTGGAACCTTTACTAAGGCACAAGAACGCACCATTCGCGAATTATGTGCGCATTATGGACTAAGATGGGGCGGTGATTACGAGGTGCGCAAGGATGAGATGCACTTCGAGATCCATATCAGCCCGGAGAAGGCCAAGCGCCTCATAGCAGATCTAGGACTTACCGATGCTCAATCCAAGAACCGTAAGAACCGCTAAGCAACTTCTTGCATCATGGGCAAGAGTCGCAGCGTCAGCCGCGCTCGCCTTTTATGTCGCTACCGGTAGCCTCGATGCCAAGGCTCTTGCTTCGGCAGCTCTGACGGCTGTTATCCCTCCGGTGCTCCGCTGGCTCAATCCGAACGATCAGCTTGGTGCATGATGGCCGAAGTTGTGACGGCTCTCGGAATCATTGCCGCGAGCACAATCTCTGGCGTCGCAGCGCTCTACGCTGCCAAGGCTGAAAAGAACTCACGTCCGGTTTCCAATGGCTTTGCCACCGAAGTAACTACCGATCTTCGTGAGCTTCGGTTACTCTTTATCGAGCATCTGAACAATCATCAGAAAGGGTAAGGGTGGAACCGGGACAAAACACCAATCTCGTTATCGTAGGATCACGATCACGAGCGCAAAGAGCGATTACATGCTTTGAACAACTCAAGAAAGTCAGCCATATTTCAGACTTTCTCATCCTCATCAACGAGGATCAACAAGACCTTTATCCAGAGATTGAAGGCGTCAAGCGAGTCGTAGTCCCTGCATCATGGGGTAACACATCGACGGCAAAGGCGAATTACTTTGCAGACCAAAAGCTGTATGCCGGTTATTTCACCGTTTCCGGCATCGATGACGATTGCTTCGTGACAACCGATGGATGGGATCTGTTGCTCAGCCTGCCTCTTAAGGCCAAAGGTTATGGAGTCTCATGGGGTAATGACACGATCCAAAATGGTCGCGTTCCTACCAAATGGACAATGACCGCCAATATCATCGAAGCGTTAGGGTTTATCTCGCCTTCAACCTTGAGACATCTCTTCGTCGATGATTTCCTTGCTCGGATTGGTAAGGAGCTCAATTCAGCTCATTATGCACCGAATGTCATGATGGAGCATCATCATTGGCTCAACAAGAAAGCCGAGATGGATGAGACCTATGAAGAGACAAGCGCTCGCGAGACATGGGATCACGATGAGAAAGTCTGGAATGACTACATCACCGGAGACTTTCATGAGGACATCTTGCGCGTGAAGCAAGCGCTGAAACTATGCTAAGGGTCAAAGTCACAATACCCGGAGCGCCTAGCGGTCTATCGCTGCAAGAGTTCACCGGGACTCACGATAACTTCGTCGATGGCGTTCAGTTCCACGTTAATACAGACTTTGACAATCCGGACGTCTGGCTGGTCTTTGATGATGGCGTCGATGGCCAGAGCGCTCTCATCGATCCGAGTAATATCTTCTATCTGACCGCCGAGATCTGTTATCCAATCGGTCGATTCGACGACAAGCGCGGTCAAGATTACTTGAGCCAATTCGCCAAGCTCTTTACCATGCACGACATCTTTGACGAGCGAACGCACTACACACGGCCTTTTACTCAATGGATGATGAACGCCAATCATGGCTCATCGACCTATTGGGACAACCTTCGCGGTCGTGAATACTTCCGAGAAGTTCGATCCTTTGACAAGCCTCACGACCTATCCGTGATCTGTTCGACCAAGGCCTTTACGCCAGAGCATTACGCCAGACTCAAATTCGTCACGCGACTCAAAGAAGATCTCAAAGACCGGCTGCATTGGTACGGTAACGGCATCAACCCTCTTGCCGATAAGTTCGATGGCATCGCTCCGTATCGCTATCACTTAGCGATTGAGAATCGCTTTGGCCGAGATATTGTCTCCGAGAAGCTCTATGACTCTTTCCTTGGCCTTGCCTATCCGATTTATCACGGAGCACCGAACATCCATGACTATTACAACGAGTGGATGGTCAGCCCGATCAACATCTATGACTACAAGCGATCTCGCAATCAGATCTTGGAGCTCATCGATTCCGACGTCGCAGAGCGAAGCCAAAAGGATCTGATTCAAGCCAAGCATCTTGCCGTCGAGCAAGACAATTGGGTTATCAGGATGGCTCTCATCTGCCGTCTCTACTCTTTGCCTCACAAGAAACAAGAGAGGATTACCCTTCGGGCTTTCTGACACGTTGTCTGAAATACCGGTAGAATCTGTCACGGCATGGGACACTCATAACCTAGATCGAAGGGTGAGTGATGGCGCAACGCAAGACTAAGGCGCAGAAAGCATCAACGCGTCGATACAAGGAACGCATCGCAAAGCAAGATAAGCGCGAGCCTTTGCGTCCCATCGATGTCTGGGCTCTTCAAGTAACCGAGGCTTATGAGGCACTCATCCGTCAAGGCATGAAGCCGACGGATGCCATCTGGTACATCGAAGCCAAGACACGGCTTCCCGATTGGCTGCCTCAGCCACCGGAGGATGACCACGACGACGACGAGCTCGACTATTAGGCGAATCGTCGTCATATCCGACATCCAGACGCCTTACGAGGATTTCAAGGCGATTAGGAACGTTGCTAACTTCATTCAGCGCTGGAAGCCCGATGACGTCCTGTGCGTAGGCGATGAGATGGACTTTCAGACCATCAGCCGATGGAGCTCAGGGAAAGACGAGTGGAGCCAGACCATCGGCCGCGATCGCGACCGTACTCGCGACATCTTGCATCTGTTGAAGGTCAGCCATCTTTCGAGATCCAATCACACCGACCGGCTCTATAAGGCTTTGAGCCTTCGTCTGCCGGGTCTAATCGGCCTACCGGAACTCGAATACGAGAATTTCATGGGTCTCAAAGAGCTTGGAATCACCTACCACCGAAAGCCTTATCGCTTCCATGAATCCGCTGCCATGGTGCATGGTGACGAGCAACCGATCAAGCATCAAGGAGGCGCCACGGCGCTTGAGGCAAGTAAGCGCCATGGGCTCTCCATCGTTTGCGGTCACACGCATCGTCTGGGCGTGACATGGCATACGACCGCAAGCGGAGGGGAAATTACCTCAAAGCTCTTCGGTTTGGAAGTCGGACATCTCATGCGTGAGGATCTGGCGCTCTATACCAAAGGCACGTTCAATTGGAGCAAAGGCTTCGGGATCATCTACATCGACCGAAAGCGCGTGGTACCACTAGCAGTACCAATCGAGCGTGACGGAACCTTCGTCGTAGAAGGCAAGAGATACCCTAGATAAGCCGTATAAGGCTATTAGAGCCGTTTTTACGGCTTGTCTCATAGAATCACCCTATAACGACCCTACGAGGCTCCTAGAGCCTTTCTAGGGCTTTTATAGGGGTATTACGCATGGAGCCAAACCCTCAACCTTTACTTGAGATATTTCTTGCAAAAAAGGCAAAAAAAGTCTTCGAAATGCTTGCAAAGGGGTCAGAAAGTGTTACTTTCTGCATGTGAGGGGCAGGGCGCCTCTCGCGAAAGGGGCAAGAAATGATTACCGCAGATGCTGCAAAAGAGATGGCTCGAAATATAAGAAACGCATATCCAAATGAACACGATGCCAATCGCATCATGAACCTGGCGTTTGGAGATAAGCGTTTGACTACTCACGACAAGAACGTCCAATTGGCTATTTGGGGACGTCTCGTCGCCATCTTGAATCGTGAGGTCTCAGCATGAGCGCCATCATCACCGAAGAGATTATCGGTGCCGCACAGGATTACATCGATCGCGGTTGGGCTGTTATGCCATTGAAGTCGCGATCCAAGGAACCGAATCACAATCTCATCCGTCGCGCCTATCTGGACGCGACTCTTGATCTCTACAAGGCGACACGCTGGTTTTATCAGGATCCTACGGCCAACCTTGGGATTTCTTGCATCGCATCGAATCTGGTTGTCATAGACATCGATTACCGTAATGGCGGTGCGCTCAATGAGTTTCTGCCAGCGACTTACACCGTCGAGACCGGTGATGGTCTGCATCTGTATTACAAGGCTCACCCTTCGATGAGATTCCCCGGAACCCTCTGGCAAGGCGTGGACGTCAAGCATCGTGGCTATGTCGTGGCAGCGCCTAGCCTTCACCCTAACGGCAAGCCTTACCGTGTTATTGATGATCGTGACCCGGTAGCGGTGCCACGTCAGTTCGTTAGGAAAGCATCATGACCGCCATGAGCTTCGATCCGTTAGCGATCTATTACATCATTGCGCTTATTTCTATCGTAGCCTTAGGGCTTGCATACACAGCAATTTCCGAGCATTGGTATTGGAAGGGATGGAAAGATGGCAAAGGATTCGGCGAAAGGCATCCGGAGCGGCGATATTCTGGAACTCGCTCATGACACTATCTTCAGACGTGGAGCTCTCTACGGTCACTATGCCGACAACTTGGCGCGAATCGCCCGAACGTGGTCAGCGTATCTCGATAAGGACATCACTTCGGATCAGGTCGCACGTCTCTTCGCGCTCGCCAAGATCTGTCGAAGCATGGAGTCGCCAGATCACCTTGATAACGATTTGGACGCGGTGTGCTATCTGGCAATTGCAGGAGAACTCTCTGGAACTCCAAGTGAAACATCAGACTATGGCGATCTTTCGTAATACCGACAAGCGGATCTGGTGCGATATCTGCAAGCAACAATGGGGAACACATCGCCTTCGAGGTCAAACTCCGGCGGTCTGGATTACGGTCTCAGAGCGCATCAACAAGGGCTTGCGTCGTGCCTACTGTCAGCCATGCTCCAACGAGATACAGACATGGGTAGATGGCACAGTATGGACATTCAAACAGATGCAGGAATACGCACACGGAAAGGTGAAAATCGATGGCATGGAATCTTGAGGATTACGAGGACGCGGCAACGCTCAACCGGTGGTTTATTGATAACTTTCCGGCTGGCCGGGTAGAAACGAGAGTCGAGTACTTTGATGCCAAGGATCAAGAAGTCGTTATCCGTGCCGAGATCTACCGTGACGCGGTCGATACTCTTCCGGCGTCGTCTAACTTTGCCAGAGGCAAGGCATCAGACTATCCCGGCAAGATGCAGCGCTGGTACTTCGAGGACACGACAACAAGTGCAATCGGTAGAGCTCTCATCATCCTCAAAGGATCGAGCAAGACGGCTACCAAAGAATCAATGATCCAAGCCAAGGGTGACACCGGACATCGGGTGAAACATCCTTGGACGCCACAACGCTCGACGGCTGTGACAGATCCGGGACTTCCATCTACCTTCGCCGCGATCGAAGATGATGAAGTAGTCGTAGCCAAGAACGAGCCAGAAGCGCCGCTGTGGGAAGAGACCGTCACCTATCTCACAGACTCTCTGGGCGCGACGCCTATCTCGGACGAGCTCAAGTGCAGCCATGGCTTGATGCTTGTCCGGGAAGGCACTTCTAAGGCCGGAAAGCCGTACAAGGGATCGATGTGCGGAGCGAAGGCCAAAGGCGAGAAATGCCAAAACACACTTGATGGCAGGCCATTACGCGATGGCGCTCTCTGGTGGATTCAAAACAATATGGGGATCTTCGAGATTCCTAGGAGGTAACAATCATGGGCGAATTACATATCTTCTTTCCCGATCGGTCAGGCGTGAGCTTTTTGAGAGATGGAGAAGCGGAAGAGTTCGTATGGAGTATCTGTGACGTCTGCAATAAGCCAAACGATCAAAACAGAGGGAAGAATCTTTTATCCGACCAAATTTGGATCTGTGAAGAATGTGCAGCCAAAGGTTACAGATAGGCTCTGACAATGACTCAACATCGAAGAAGGCGTGGCCGTGAGACAGAAATGTTGGTCGCTCGGTACTTTGCTGAAAACGGCTGGTTATCGGCACATGTTGGGTCTGCTTCGGCTGCTGGTAGCGATGTGCGTGGTATTGATGGCCTTGACGTTGAAGTTAAGGCTCGCAAAGCATTCGATCCAAAAGGCACGATCAAACAGCTCGAAGCGAGATCGAAAGAGACCGGAATGGGAGTGGCCGTTATGAGGCTCTCCGGACAAGGGGAAACGTCGGTTGGTGACTTCCTTTGCTTCCTTCGTTTCGATGATTTGATTTACCTATTGAAAGCAAGCGGTTATGGATCAACAACAACCGAAAGATAGACTCGTCAAGCGTTGTAAGGGTTGCGGTGTCTGGATCTATGACCGCGACCTTTGCGAGAGCTGTTATCCCAAGGAGTGATGTGAAACTTCTGAGCCTATGCACCGGTTATGGCGGTCTTGATCTGGCGGTCGAAGCCTTCTTTGGCGCTGAACTTGTTGCTTGTGCAGATACGGACAAGTCAGCATCTATAGCCATTGACAAGCACTTTGGCGTTCCTAATCTGGGCGACATCAAACAGATCGATTGGGTTGCATTAGGCAACATTGACATTGTTACGGCTGGCTATCCTTGCCAGCCTTTCAGCGCGGCAGGGCAACGGAAAGGTAGTGATGACGCACGACACATCTGGCCATATATCAAAGAAGGTATTGGCATCCTACGACCCGGAATCGTCGTCTTGGAGAACGTCAGAGGGCATCTCAGCCTCGGATTCAAAGAAGTTCTCGCGGATCTTGCCTCAATCGGGTATGACGCAATCTGGACAATTGTGCGAGCTTCAGACGTCGGAGCACCGCATCAAAGGGCAAGGCTCTTCATTATTGCCTACGCCAACGGTGATGCATATACGCAATCACGACGAGCCGATCGAGATATTCGAAGCCAGACAAGCCAGATCTTCAACCGGGCAGATCGGGAAGAGTTTGGGTGTTGCTTTGAGAATGTTTCCAACACCGACGACTCAAGAGGGTTCGGGCATATGCAGAGATCATCGAGGCGACATGACACATGCTGCCAAAGCGAATCTTTTGGCGACTCCGACGACCAACAGTTATCGGCAGACCGGCAAGCACCGAGATTGGGGAGGCGATTTGCGTCACGATCTGAGTTGTCAATGCAAGCCATACCGGATCCATTGGTCGATGGAAAGCTAAATACTCGTTTCGTCGAATACATGATGGGATTACCGGAAGGATGGGTAACCGACCTACCCATCAGCCGCGCTCAACAGTTCAAACTTCTTGGAAATGGTGTAGTTCCTCAACAAGCCTTTTACGCATTGGAGAAATTATGCAAAATGCGACACGCCTTCTGACCTGCGGTTTTATGAATAGATTTGACACGATCGGTACGATCCGATCGCTCTCCGAGCTGAAAGACACTCGGAGACAGCGACGCGGATCTCTGGGGCGAGTTCTATTCATAATCGCTTTCGCGCTTCTTTCAGCGTTTCAATTGCCATATAACGCCGCTGCTTGGAAGCATCATGAGATGAATTACAAACTACACGCCTATAACATCCTCAAAGACTTCAATCAATTCGATTGCTTGGTTCGCCTCTATGAGAAAGAGTCTCGTTGGGATCCTAAGGCGAGGCTAGGTTCGCACCATGGCATCCCTCAAGGCCGATCCGCTTGGCTGGCCACGGCCAATGGGTTCCAGCAAGTCGAATGGGGCATCAAATACATCGAGAATCGATACGGTACGCCATGCAAGGCCTACCGTTTCTTCAAGCGCAACAACTACCACTAGGGGACACATGTACGACAGCGAGAAGATAACAATTGGGATCTGTTCACCGGGACACGTCTCGACCAACTTTATGACGTCGATCTTGGACATCGCCAGATCTCAACGTCAATTAGGGCAGTTTATTAGCCTGCAAGGGTCAGGCGTGATCTCACGGCTTCGTAATCAGATCTGCTCAACCTTCTTGGACAAGACCAAGGACGATTGGCTACTCATGATCGATACCGATGAGATGCTGACGATCGAGGGCTTTCAGAAGCTCGTCAAAGCGGCAGATCGCAAGACGGTTCCGATCCTTTCCGGCGTGGTGCATGGAGCATGGGAAGTCGAAGGCGCCATTTACCCGGAGCCTGTCCCTTGCATCTTCCGGACGGCTGAGAATGGCGGTCTCTACTCGGTGCATGACTACGAGGAAGATTCCGTTATCGAGATTGATGCTGCCGGTACCGGATGTTTGCTCATCCATAGGTCGGTCATCCAGAAATTCCGGGATAAGGCCGACCCGGTACATCAGCAAAAGAATTGGGGCTTCTTCCAAGACATGCCATTAGGAGGCCAATGGGTCGGTGAGGATCTGTTATTCAGCCTCCGTGCCAAGAGCTTTGGCTTCAAGATCTTTGCGCATACCGGAGTACAGTTAGCACATGAACGCCGCTATTGGCTGACCAAGGATCATCACACAGACTTCCGGCGGTTCAACCTACCGCGCCACCATTCAACCGAGAAAGAAGTAGACGATGGCAGTTCAAGCTAAGCAACTTACGATCACGACCTCACCTCAGCAATTGGTAGGGCCAGACAATGTAAGGCAGGATGTCTGGATACACGCCAAGCATCAGTTCTTTCTGGGTGGCAGCGCTGGCGTCACAGCGAGCAACGGCTTTATCGTGGACAATGGAGACGAGTTCAGGATCACGCTCTTTGAAGGCGATGAGCTTTGGGGAGTGACCGATGCCAACACCGGCTCGATCTATTTGCTAATTAGCGGTCAAAGTTGATGCGAAATGCGTTTTTTCCCGGTGGAAA